TCTTGTTGGTCCGAAATATATTCCAGTCCATTTTTTTAATCCTCCTCTATAAGCTGGTGTTGGCATATTATTAATTTATTTTAATGTCAAATCCATTAGAAAATCCACTACTAAATGAACCATTTCTAGTAGCTGACATATTACCTACTCCTTGTGATTGCATTGCACCTTTACAACACTTTATACTATATACATCCTCATGCAAACATAAACAACCCATCTTAGATGTGCCCTTTGGTGATGAAATGCTTCTAGTTGCACCTAAGTAGATACCGCTAGATGTTTTCATGCTATTGATATAATCTACATATGTACGTGTTAGTTTTGGTCTTAACATATTACACAATATTAATTGAACCTGATTGTATTAAACCAATTCCTTGCTGTGCTAAATAACCTTTACAACACTTTAATGAGTAATAATTTCTATTCAAACACAAACATCCAGACTTACCTGTCATACCATTTACCATTCTAACAGGCTGTATATAACCTATCGTTGGATGTGGCTTTTGAGGAGCTGGTGGATTAACTGGTTTAAGCTTCATCTGATTTGTTTTAGATTTAACAACTAAAGATGTAAATGTTATAGGTCTTACTTTATCTTATTCATTGCTTCTCTATGCATCATGCTTTCTAATTGTGATTTATCAGCTTGAAATGCTAATAACATCATGCATTTTTCTAAAGGTTGTTCTGTAACTTCATCCATTTTGAGTATATCTCCGTTGGTGAGTTGGACAAGTGACGTGTAAGATTTCCACTTTTTTCCAAAATTGATTTGATGCTGGGATGTATCTGCTTGGAAGTCTGCGTCAAAGATTTCAGGATAGAACTCTGCAAGTCCCTTGACAAATTGATAAAAAAAAACAATGCTCCAAAATGAATATCCATTGTAACATCTAAAAACTTACTCCCATCTATATGTCCTGTATATTTTTCTATATCATATTTACCTAAACTCTTTTTACTAACAGGTCTATATAGAATACTCATTATATCAGCCCATTTTTCATTTATAGTCATCTCATCGTACTTTGCTATATCTACATAAGCACCATATGCCATTTGTGATAGATTAGGTTCAAATCCATATTCAACACCATCTATTGTAATGAAACGCTGTAATGGACTCTCTACGTTATGTAAAAATCTTTCCATATCATTAGCTATAGCTTTATATGTTTTAATGTCTAATGATGTTACATACTCTAATGGTAATTTACATAAGTGATGAAACATACAAGCTAATATAGCTTCTGGCTCTCCCTCATATCCATCCATATCTCTTTTAAGTGCTAGATATTGTTTAAGTGTTATTGCACTCCAATTATTAGGTACTTTAATTTCTATCGTTTGTTTCATATTAAAATTGTTTTTTAATTCTATATTGTTCTGGATTGGTTAATACTACATCCTCATTTAACTTTACAGCTATTGGTTCAGATGCTTTCCAACTTTGTTCTTGCATTTCTTTCATCTTTCTTTCAGCACTATTTCTTTGTGTAGCAAGTGTAACACAATATGCTTTTAATTCTTGTACTTGCAATTCCATAGAGTGTACATATTTTGCCATCTCTATAAAATCATCTTTACTTAGGTTATCTAAATCTAAATCCATATATTTGGTTGTTTTGTTGTGTATGCTGGTATGTTATGATAATCACTTAATCTTTTGAATTGTCCTTTATGATTCCAATAAACATCATTATCTTTATTAATGCTATCCAAAAAGTAATTTGTTTTGTTTGATAGTTCTGATTTAAATAGTCTATTAGTTAAACACCATTCAGAATAAGGTCCATATGTGTTAGTATCAAATAATGTAAAGATATCAGTTAATTCACCACCTATTATATAATCAGTAATATATCCCTCTCTATGATTATGCCATGCTAATAGATTTAGTTTATCCCAATCCATACAATCTAATAGAGCTTGTGCATTAGTTGGATACATATCGTTTCTAATCTTTAATGCATGTGTATATCCTAATTCTTTAGCTTTCAGTAATCCAGCTATTGTAGATACCCTTTGTAGGTTTAGGTTTTGTATTCCAGTTTCATTTGGTACTCTATTGTAAATCACTATATCATTAGGATTGAATTGAGCCACACATCCATCCCATGTTGATATGATTAGTTGATGGCTTCCCCATGCATCTCTAATGAAATCGTATTCCATTTGAGTTATTGGTCCTTGTATTATTATTGCTTTATCCATATATATTTATATATTATCTTACTGATATTATGTATTTGCCGGCAGCTGTTGCTTTATTACTCAATCTCATCATACAAGCATATCGTGCTGCATCAATAAGGTGATTATTAAAATCAACAGGCTTATCCAATTGCTTACCAAATCTATCGCTACTCCACTCATATGAATAAAACTCATTGATTAGATTTTGACATGTCTTTGGTATGTTTATCTTATAGTTGTTCATTACCTGAATACCAAATGTAATACTATCTTTACCTTTGATTACCGGCTTTATATTCCATCCTAGCTTATACAATTCATCTATTAGTCTTGGTTCTGCACTATCAGCCCATATCTCTTGTCTACCATCAACCACACCTTTTAACATTGTATCTATATCCGATGTTGTCATTTGTGTTTCATAACAATGCTCTAATATATAAAGCTCACCATTATGTTTCCATATAGATGCTAATGCAGTAGGGTCTTGACTATATCCAAAATCCAATCCGAATGCAATTAACTCAGCTTCCTCAGGCATCCACTCAACCATATTGAATTGAAATATTGCTTTCTCATTAGTTGTGTATTCACCTAATCCATATACTTTCCATGCTTTAGGATTAGTACGCTCTAAATCCTCAATAGCTTTAACTACAGTCTTTTCTAAGAATGAATTGTTCTTATAGTTTGTCCAATAACGAGTTACTCCATCATTTTGTTCTCTAAGCCAATGCATAGGACTGATTGTTGGATTATAACTTAATATGATTGGACCTGTTGTTCTAATAGATAACTGGAAATAAGATTCTGCATCAACTTCATTTGCTTCCTCCAACCATAAGATACTACTTTTTAATCCTCTTAGTTTGTCAGCATCATCAGTTGAAATGAATGATATAGTGCTATCAGTATAGAATGTGTATATTCTATCACTCATATTAAAATCATTCTCATTCCAAACTCCCAAGCTCTGCATGATATCTTTAAAGTCTTTCATAACAGTTCGCTTGAGAGATGGAATTGTTTTACGGACAATGGTTATAGTTTCTTTATTACTCAGCGCCTTAACTATACACCATTGTAGTAAAGCATAAGTTTTTCCAGATCTGGTGCCGCCAATATGGTGACTGATTCGTGTTGGTGAATCTTCCTGATGCTGATATGTAATTGTTGTATCAATATTAAGCTGACTCATCTATAACCTTTTGTGTTATGTTTACATTGATTGCCTGTATCCTTTGTTCTATCTCTGCTTTCATCTCAACTCTACTCTGCTTTGGTAAATGAAACTCCAACATCTTTAATGCAATATCTACTGCACCCTTTGGGTCTTTTTTCATCATATCCTCCATAATAGCTGGGAGATTATCTAATACTTTGTTTGTAGCACGAGCTATTGAAACCTTCATCATCTCCGTTGAACGATTGATAGCCCCTTTAGGTCTACCGGTACTTAGTTTATTACCTTTTTGAAATGCCATTGTTATTTTGTGTTATTTATACATCTATATATATTTTAACACATTTCCTTACCTTTGTAGTTAGAGCTCCTTAAATTAGGTTATATGTGGCAAGAACCTAATTCTGATTGGTGAATGGATTATCTATTACTTTCTTTAAATGAGTTCTTGTCTTACGGATATTTAGGAACGCTGTACTCTTACTAATCTTAATCTCTTTAGCTAGCTTTTCTAATGTCAATTCAGGATTAAAGTAATATAGTTGAGTTAGCTTTGATGGTGCCCAGTTACGAGTATACTCCATAGCCTTTAGTTCCTCTATTACATCATTGTATGCTTTATCTAAATTATTATCATATTCTATATCGTATTCATCATCAGGTACTGAATAACTGTCCGATGGTAAGTTCTCTTGGTAATTGATTTTCTTATCTCTCTTAATCTTATTTAGAAAACGAGATTTGATAAAGCTATAAGCATACATTACATTAAATGAATTAGCTCCCCACCATAGTTTAGGATTTACTCTTTCACCTAAATAACAATACAGTTCAGCAACTAAGTCCTCAGCTGTTTCTCTATTCTTTGTTATATTATAAGATGCTGCTAATAACCAACTGTGTGATTC